CACGATGCTCTCGACCGTATGCCGCACTTTCTCGCTCGTCTTGCCGATCATGTCACGATTTTCGTACCAATCGGCGACTAGAACGTAGCAGAGCAGCTTGGCCAACTCATTCGTACTGTCAAATGTATTTCCTGTCGCATTAACCAAGTACTTTTCCGCTGCACTAATCAGCGTATTAATTAAACTATCCTCGTCATTATAGTCAACGCGCAGCCATTGCTTCGCTTCATCAAGCGTAATAATCAAAACAATCACCCCCAATAAAAGGGGACGGGGTTGCCCCCGTCATTAGCTCAGTGTCAATTGGCCATATACAGCCGCGCCGGTATCCCAGAATTTAATATCATCGCGCATAATCGTACGTAAATCCGTCGTATCACGTTTAAATGCATCGCCGCCTTCTTTCGTTGCCGCCAACTCAAAGAATCGCCGCGAGAACAACACGATAAGCTCTTCAAGATTCCCAATGAAAATGGGAGCCTTGTTCGTCGTTCCAGTGATCGACGGCAAGTAGCGATTGGAACATACGACAACCGGACGGCCAAACAACAGCTTCCGCCCCGGCTGTGTAATGTCATCCTGAAGCAAGAAACGACCGTTCGCATCTTGTTGGCTGTCGAGCCAGTTATATCCGTCTTGGTTTGTTAACACGATGCTGCTCAAGCTGATAGCCGGATCCAAGTCAACGTTAAATACTTTTTTCACCACTTTAAGATCAGCTAAGCCTTTCGGAGTCATAGTCAGCAGGAGATCCGTAATCAACTTGTTACGCGTAACGACGGCCTTCTTACCAATCCAACGCGTGATGTAATTAATAATGTTCTGATCGCTATCAGCTAAAAGCTCGTTCGTAATCGGCAAGATGCCGCCGCGTTTTTTCACAGAGTACGAGACAGCCACGAATTTAGGATTATCCGTTTCCGGGAGCACGCCGTATTCATCAATCAACGCAAACGGTGTCATCGTTTCGTCTTTCTCCAGCACACGCGAGCCCGATAAGGTGGTCACTTCCTCGACGCGCACATATTGAGACAGATCGTTTTGCGCTCTCATCACTTCGTAAATGCGCGTCTGGATGTCTTTCGGAACAATTAAAGACGAGTCCCCATCCGGAATTGCTGGATTGGTTCCGCCCTCATTCATGACGGCGCGTTTTTCATATTCCGCGATGATGCTTCGTTCGTCAGAAGACACAGGACGGCGACGAATCGCCTTCATAAAGATTTGCCGATACTCCTGTTCCAACTCGGCATCTTCCTTTGTGACAGCACGAGTTTCGCCGCCAACCGAATAACCGCCGCCCAGGCCTAGACCGCCACGTTCTTCTTCCTCCAATTGCCGCTGTACTTCAATTTTCTTTTGCAACGCCCGCACTTCTTCCATACGTTTTTCAGCTTCATCGACTTTATCCTCGCCTAAGAGAGCGCGAACTTCGGCTTTCATCCGCTCCAGTTTTTGCAACATCTCGCGCAGTTCTTTACCCATACTTTTTCAACCTCCTATAGTCAAAATAAAAAGAGCCGTTTTATATCAGCTCTAACTCGATGGCTAGTTTTCGTTTTTTGTATTCATTCGAAGCGCGTTTTTGCTGCTCCCGGTACTCATCAAGAGACCGAACGGACACTTCATTGGCCGGATAAGCAGGAAAAGCCACCGGTGAAATTTCATACAGCTCCGCATCCAAAATGGAACGTTTGTAGATTTTTTTGCCGTCGCGATCAACTTGCGACCATTTGTCTTTTGTAACCCTCATCCCAAACGATACACCATCGACATCACCCCGCTTAATCATCTCCCAGGCATCATTGCCAATCGTTGTATTTGGCAAATCCAGCTCAAATCGCAGTTCCTTCTCCGTGCTCTCCAGGCGCAACGTCCCACTTTTCGTGCTTCCAAGCACTTTAGACGTGTCATGCGACCAGAGACCGACGACACCGCGTGTTTTTAGGCTTTCATCAAACGCGCCGGCCGCGATCTCCTCGACGAATGTGTCGCCCCACCAGTCCCGCATCTCTGCACTCTCGGTGTTGTACTTGATCGACCCAGAGATGGTGCGTTTTTCTTCTTCCTCACCTGACTGACGGACCTCAATTTTCACTGGAAGAGCCCGGATTTCCCTTGTTTCCTTCGGTGCTTGATTGCCCACTGTCACCACCTCCTTTCATGTACTGTTGGCCGGCCATCGTCAATGGAATAACGTTACCATTAAATACAAGCTGGTCACCGCCAGGTAAAGGTGGCTTCTCTTCTAATGCCCTCGCCTCGTTCGGCGTAATAAAACCTTTCTCAATTCCGATGCCATACGCTTCATAACGCGTTTTAATGTCGCTTCTAAGCATGCTGTCAACGTTGAATTTCACGTAATATCCAGCGTCAATTTCACTGTCAAGAAACAATTTATACGTCATCTCTTGCTCATACATTGTTAAAATCGGCAGCAATGTATCCACGTAAAACTGCCGTTGCTGTTCGGCTACATTCGTATGAGTTGCCCGGCTTAAATCGTTGAGTTGGTGCATTTTGATACCAAAAGCCGTTGCAATTTGCCTGATTGTTAGCTCCGTATTTTCAAGAAACTGCGCATCGGACATCGTCAAACTGATCGGCTTAAACTCGTACCCGATCGGCATGAGCGCGATGCGGTGACTGTTTTTCAGTCCCGATGACATTTCCTCAAACTTTTCCCGGAATTTCTTTTGTGCCTCCGGGTTCAAATCGCCGACATACTGGACAATTCCCTTTACTTGCAACCCTTGCTTGTAAAAATTATTGATAAACCGGCCGGCCGCCGCCGCATTTTCCACCGTCGCCCGCAAATAATCAAGAGGAGGAACCCCGACAATGCCATCGAGTGTCACACCACTTTTAAAGTGCAAAATTTCGTTTGGCATGAGCTTCCGCCGTTCGGTTCCGACATCGACTTCATACCAGATGTGATTTTTGCTGCTGAAAAGGCCAATGTCATCAATCCAAATGCGCACTTTGCTTGCATCGATTGGCCAAAACGCCACAATCCGGCCCTTTTCATCTATCTCGATGTTGACGTACGCATTTCCATATATGTTTCGTTGCGTTTCATTACACTTGGAGAAGTCAGATGCCGACATATACGGATTGGGACGGAGCTTCAGCAGCTTATACAAATAGTGTTTGGTCGCTTTATTGACCCCATTTTCGTCCTCTCGATAAATCTTTAAGGGGAGCTTCGAAATCGATTCAGCCAAGATTTTAATACAGGCGTAAACCGTCGCTTCTTTCAAAGCATTTTTTCCGTAAACATTCACATCACCGGGAGAAATGCCAAGAAAATCTAAAAGAGCCGGATCGTTCAAGCTGTATTCCGTACTTCTTCGTTCCAAAGCGCGTCGGAAAAACATTCAGTTCTCACCTCCCTCACGGCGGATAACGCTTCGGTGGATGCAGCGCTGCAAAAATGCCGACGGCTAAACAAGAAAAACCCAGCATATACAGCCCTGCCGTCACGCTTAATCGGAACGTCGCGATGTTGATAAGCATTAGACCAATGAAAATAAAAAAATCTTCCGCGTAATCACGAAAGATTTTCCGTAATTTTTTCACTTTATCAACCCCACAATTTATCTAAAAAATCATCAGTTGCAAATTCCGATACGTCAACCGATTCGGCATTCGCAAACATCGCCCGGGCATGGGCGTTAATGAGCGCTGCCAATGGGTCAATCCGGTCTGTGCTCTTCGACTTGTCCAACATGATGTTCTCTTGAGCATCTTTTCGTGTCACCGCGTTGCCAACCGCCCACGCTAAAACAGGGTTTTTGTTATGAATGATTTTCTTTTCAAAGACTTTCGTCCGGAAATTTTTCGTAGGCTCCGTCAAATAGCGAATCCCCTGCGGAATTTCTACCGTCGTGAAGCCATCTGCTTCAAGCTCCTGCATTAAATGCCGCGCATTGTACTTGTCGTAGCAAATTTCCTTCACCAAAACGCCGTATGTTTCCTCAATCGACTTGATATATTCGCGCACAAACGTGTAATCGACGACCACTCCCGGCGTGGCCGTGATCCAACCCTGGCGAACCCACTGATCAAACGGCATTTTATCCGTTTTGACCCGCTCATCGAGCTTTTCTTCCGGAATAAAAGAGTGGGATAACACCACAAATTGACCGTCATTCAACGGAATTTCGATGGAAACGCTCGTTAAGTCAGTCGTGGCCGACAAGTCCACGCCCACATACGCATCCAATCCGCTGATATCCGGCAGGTTTTCCGCGCCGCAGGCCGCCCAGCGCTCGGCCGAGATATAGGCTTGCTCTCGCTTATTGATCCAGACATTCATGTTTTTGGTTAAAAAATCATCCATTTTGTCCGGTTTTTCAAGCGCTTCTTTGAGCTTGGCGCGAATATTTTCAATCCCTTCCGGATAGGAAGCCGCAATCGGGTTCGCTTTCAGCCATGCCTTTTCATCCTTAATGTCGTCAATCAGATTTCCGTCCTCGTCTTTATCCAGTTCGTTGACCATCGCAAAGTATTGATCGTTCTCTACCGGGTTGTTCGGGTCTAAAAGCTTTGAAACATATTGATATTCACTTCGATAGCAAGGATTATTTAAGTTCGTGCCGGCCGTTGTGATAATCATTAGCAACGGCTGTGCCCTAGCAATCATACCAGAGTCAAGAATATTGTAAATTTCGTCCGTTTCGTGGGCGTGATACTCGTCAATAATGCCGCATTGTGGGTTTAAACCATCGCCAGTCTTCCGGTCCTCTTTGGAAAGGGGC